ACCTTATCGGAGTAAGTCATTACTTTTGTGAGAGCATCAATATCTTGTTTACGCGGAACTATCCCACCAGTTTGCCCCATACTTATCAACAAAGAATCGGTTGGTTCTTGACCAGGTGTATAGATGCCAGGAATTAAAGATAGTCTTTTAAGAAGATTTACCTTTTCATCTGTATTTAAGCCAGCAAAAGCCTCCATCGCAGAGGTGGATGTGTACTGAGTCTGCTTTGTAATAGCAATTGGTGCCTCTAGTTGGCCTCCAACATATCTTCCTGGAGTCTGACCAACAAAAATTGGAGAACCAAGTGGGCGACCATCAAGGCCAACCTTTGTTCCAGTTGTACCAAAAGGAACACCACCACCTGCTACTTGTGCATCAGGACTTACGTTAGTTGCATCCGCACTTGGGCTTCCTGCTTTGGGTGCCGATGATGGATTAGGTGTTGGGGCAGTTGTCACTATTAGCCCTCCAATTCTGATTTGAAGAATGTGTAGAAAAATTTCTGGAACTCTGGGTTACGAGCAAGGATTTCTTGTGCTTTCTCTGCTAACCAGATACGCTGTGGTTCGGCACCCTTAATAGCAAGAGTGCTATTAGGGTCACGACCTGCAGCCTGTAGCGCAATCTTGCGTAGGTATACATAGTCACGTAGACCCTGAACTGCATCTGAATCTAGGAATCTTTCATCCTTGAGAATGCCATCAATCTGTGCTTGAACACGTGCATCCTTGAAGTAGTCTGTTGTGATAGACAAACCACGTGCTGCATAACTATCTCCTAATGCAGATAGTGCAGCATCGTATGAGTCTTTAGTCCAGCCTTCTGCAGCAGAACGTGTGAGCAATCTATCTTTAGCAGCAAAATAACGAATGCGTGTTACCTTTTCGATAATCTCATCCTTCTTAAGGACCGTACGATTACCGCGCTTCTTCTCCCAGCGCATCATTTCCTGTGATAATCCACCACCAGGGTAGATATATCCATAGGTATCTGGGTACTTATCTGCTACATCTGGGTTATCACGAAGAAGTTCATAACTATATAGGTTAGTTGCTGAACCACTTGTGTATCCAATAATGGCAAAGATGTAGTTAGGGCCATATAGGTCTAGGAAATCTGCGTAGGCTTTGTTCTTATCTCCACCTGCAGCAACCTCCATCTCACGGAAATCCTTATAAAGTGCAGAAGAAAGCGCAACGCTTCCGTCATCCTTAGTTGTTAATGCTTCCATTGTGAGTGGGAATGGTGAGAAGAATCCAAAGAATCCTCTAAACATTGTAAACATTTTTGCAAACCAGTCTGCATCTTTAAGCAAACGTGCTTGGTCATCAAGGTTATCTAGGTCGTAATCTCCACCTGTTGCTAGGTAGTTAAGGGTTGGAGCAAGGGCTGAGCCATATGCAGCCTCACCTAGTACTGGAGCAAAGAATCTTCTATAGTTTGGAGTCAAGAAGAATCCTTCTACGAACCCAGCGCTTGTATCAACTTCACCAAATGGGTAAAGAACCTTGTTTGCTTTGTCTTTCCATAGCGGTGGTAGCAAGTTAAGTGGATTAGCACCGAACCTATCTAATACCGTTAGAGGCAAAGTAACGCCAATACCAAACCCAGGAAGCGTGGTTCCTGAAGCAAATGCGAAGTTAAAAGACTGTGGTGTCGTTGAGAATGCCACAGGACCCTGGGTTGATAGACCCTTCATACCTGTAACATTAGAAAGAAAGTTTAATCCCGTAGACATAAATGGTACAAAGAATCTACGCTCATTTGTTTCAGGGTCATTGTAGAAGAATCCCTGATTTGGGTCGTAAATATCTTTAGCATCTGTCAACGAGTAAAGACTTGATGAGTCTGGCTTTGATAGCCACTGCAAACTCTTGGCAATTTTATAAATATCGTTAGGGTTATTAGCAGCAAGTTTGCTCCAAGCACCAATTGTGTTACCCCAAGCCTGGGCAAATGGCGCAAGAAGGCGTACTTGGTGGGCTATAAGACGCTTACGTGAGGCATCATAGAAGAGTTCTGCTACACGCTTATTGGCTACCGTAGAAGCGTATGCGTGGGCTTCATCTGCTGTAATCGTGCCAGTTCCCTTAGCAGTCTTAAAGGTATCCCATACTTTATGGGTGGAACCAATAGGTTTTCCATCCCAACTCTTTAGTGGAGACAAGGACTTCTTAGCAATTGACTCTAACCTAGAAACAGCAGTAGCATCTAGTCCATAAGATAGGCTGTGAATAGCATCCCAGTATGACTGTCGCCATTCTGGTCCCATTGTTGTCTGCTTTTCAAACTTTGTAGAGATGTTAAAGAATGAACCAGTAATACGGTCAAAGATATTACCTTCACCCTTAAGGATTGTGCTCTTCTTAGGTATCTTATAAAGGATGTTGTCCCAATCACCCTGACCATCAAAGGCTTCACGAAGTTGCTGGGCAAATATCTGGTTAGAGTCTTTGATTGACTTGCCAACCTTGCCTATTTCTTCAGCGTTGTTAATAGAGTTTGCTGCAGTATCAAAAGAACTTGGAACTACTATGCTGACTCCAGCACCTTCATATCTTCCAGTAGCAATAAGTTGACGAATTGCTGCAGCAGAAAATCCCTCGCGTCCTGCTACCTGGAATATACGCAAGGCTAGACTTACATCTTCACCATCAACGTTCTTTCCAGTATAAAGATATGTGCGTACTCCCTCATCGCTAAGCCAGAAGGCTCGGTTCTCCACTGGCTGGGCTGCAACAAAGTTATCCCATTCTGCTTTGCCTTTACCGCGTAGCAAGAAGTCAATAGCCTTGGCTTCTTCACCAGGTTTTGTAAGTGCAACCGCACGTGCTGCGGTAGATTCACGAAGAATACGAATTTCATTAGCAAGACCCTCCCACCAACGTGGGTGACCAAATGCACGAACGTCGTATCCCTGAGTTGACTGGACTCTAGCCAAGTCAGAGTCAAATGCTGATACGTTTCGTTCCTGAAGCATCTTGAGATACTGGTATTGAGCATCGTGTGCTGCAATTTCCATTGCAAATTCATCTGCTGCATTACCAAGTTTGAATGACTCGTCGGTAATCGTGTGCTTGTATGGGTCAAAAGCGGCAAGAAGACGGCGGACAGGATTAGATGATGTCTCTCTTCCTAGCCACATACCTACTGCTGCAAGCGGATTATTAAAAAACGATATGTGGCCGCTGGCCAAAACACGAATCTGCTCTTCGGCAATGTTGCGAACAACATATGCTGGGCGAACAAGTACGATTCTCTTCCAAACATTGTTGCTTATAAAATCTAGGCTATTTTTAATAACGCCAAGTTTGAGTAATCTATTCGCAAGTGAGATTTCATTAAGAATATCTTTAATTGGTGGAAAGTAAACTGCTGAGTTAAGTAATTCTGAGTCTACGTGTGGACCAGAAATGGTTACCTTCTTGCCACTCATTAAAAGATAATCAAGTTTTGCACCACGCACGTGCTGATTGGCCCAATAGTTGCCCATCTCAGTGCGTCCGTTTTCAAATACACGAGTAAGTTCTCTAAGAGTCTTTTCGTCTACACGTGTTCTGTCAATGTTGGCACGTAAAATCTCATCAAATAGTTTAGCAGTAGCAGTATATCCAGCATTAGAAGCATCATCAGCATAGACAATTGATTTCACTAGGTCATCAATTACTGCAGGTGCAACCCTTGCTGCACGGGCATAGTTAATTACTGTCTCAACTAAAGCATCAACGTCAGATGAATGAACAAGTTTTCCATTACCAATTACTGTTCCAAGAGAACGGTTAATTTCTTGGTACATCTTGCCCATCCAAGGCATTTTTGCGTATGCTGAGGCTGCTCTGCCAGTAATGGCAGTCTTTAAAGCAAGGGTTTTACCAGGAGCAATCTTGCTCATAACTGGACCAACCGTAGAACCAACGGCTGATGTTGCTTTTCTTACAACGCGACCAACCTTTGTTCCTTCTTCAAGTACGTTTGCAACAACTGTGCCATCGGCAATGTACGGAGCAAGAGCAAGCATTGCCTCTTCTCTAGTAGTTGCTGCAGCAAGAGCCTTAGACTGGGCTACCGTAAAACCACCACGACGGCCTAAGCCTTTGCCAATGCTGTAGATTTGCTTGAAATCCATCTCGGCAAGAGTGTCAAAGATAGCAATACCCTTAGGGCTGTTGAGAAAATCAGCAATTGCAGCCTCGCTGTAGACAAGGTTGTCTGCTTCGTCTGCAACCTTAAGTTGCTCATCAAGAAGTTTCTGTACTACTTCTTGTTTCTCAGCCCTAGTTGCATCATCGGCATACTTGACATCATCAACTGCTGCGCGGACAGCGGCAACACTTTCGTCTAATACGGAATCCAAGTATACAAGTCGCTTAGCAGCCTTTGCTGCTTCTACACCCTTAGATGTTTGTACTGCTAACGCAGCAGCATCTCTAGCCTTTTTAGACTTTGACGCAACAATGAAAGGGTCTGTCTTGAATGCGATAACCAAGTCACCAAGTGTGGTGATTAAGCGAGCCTTCTCGGACTGAATATCTCCACCTGTATAGATGTAAGTAATTGGGTCAAAGATGGAAACTGGACGCTCATATGTTTGTCCATCTACAACAAATGTAGTTTTAGCAATTTTCTTCTGCTCTTGACGAGCAAGGAATCCTGCACCATATTCTTCGGTTGCAAAAAATCCTGCACCCAAATCAATTCGTCCCTCATCAACATATTGCTTAAGTGCTTGGTATGCAGTTGTTTGACGCAGTTGCGTCATAGGATTAATAGCATCTTCTAATGATGGGTCTTTTAGACCAAGGCTCTCACGGGTTTCGTTTGGGTTCTTTGGTGAACCAGTCAACCAATCAATTTTGCCATCTTTGATGGCTTCTATTTCTGGACCAACCATACCTACAGTAGACCACGTTTGGCGAACAAGTCCACCGAGACCCTCAAAGAATGTTTGTGGGATAAGGAATCCTGTGCGAGTTACACCTTTAAGTCCAGTCCAAATTTTTCCGAGTTTAGTCTTCTGAAACTTTTCGGTAGAAACTCTCTGCGCTTCTTTTTGTGCATCAAGTTCACGTTGTGCTCTTGTTTGAGCATCAATCTGTGCAAGGGTGGTAAGCAGTTTGCTTTGAGGTAGTGCATTGTTTTTAGCAAGCGCAGTTACCATACCAGCAGAAAGTTGTGGATTTGTTTTTAAAATGTTAAGTGTACTAGCACCCTGTTGTGTTGGAATCTGTCCTACAGACTTTATGAGGTCTTCGTAGTCAGCCTGCGTCTGGCTAGTATTTCTCTCTTCAACACCAGTAAGAATCCAATTGCCGTTTTTGTCCTTAGATACTCCAGGTAGTTGACTCATCCAAGCCTACCTTCACGCTCCACGTTTTCAAGTATGCGGCGAACATCTTCATTACGTGGGTTCTGCAAATACAAAGCCTGCAAAGCCTGAATTGCATCATCTAGTTCTCCAGGAACTGCTGGAGGTAAATTCAATGTTGTTGGGTCAATAATACCATTTTGACCAATTGGTCTATCTGGAAATTCAGTTGGCGCATTTAATGGCGTAATTGCTGGTCCCTGTGTAAGTGCTGCAAGTGAAGGAGCAGAAGATGCCTTTGGCGCATTAGGTCCTGCCATTGTTGCGCCTTGCTGTTGCTGCATAGTTGCTTGGCCTTCGCCATAAGCCATACCTGAGATGTAGCGTGCTGGTTGTGTACCAGATTGTCCATTGCCACCAGTTGCTGAGATGTTAGCAGGATTGTTCTGCGGTGCGGTAGGGCGCATTCCGCCTCTGTTTTCTGCCATTTATTTCTCCCTACTTAGTATGCTTGAATTGTACTTTTGATATGTAAGGTGGAGCAGTGAAGGCTGAAACCTTGGCTGCTATCTCCATCGCTTCATAGGCATCGGCTCCAGCGTGTATTGCTCCTATTGCATACGCTGCACCAGAACCTGTTGCATAAACTCCATCTGCATTTCTGGTAACCGATAGGTCATCATCAATGTCAAAAATTTCTCCACAGACTGCAATTAAAAACTGAAAGCGTTGGTCTGTTTTAGGTTCATCAAAGTTAAAACCATTTGATGATAAACATTTGCGGAGTGAAGGCATTACCTTTGCAATCATAAAGTGATAAAGGTCTGCCTTGTCTTGCTTGGTAGGAACTGGAGGTTCCCAAATATGTTGTGCTACATCGCAAGGTAGAACCTCACCTGAGCCAGCAATTAAAAACTGTCCTCGTTCAGAAATCTTCTTGACATCTGGATGTGTAAAAATCTTTCCACTGTCATCTGTAGTCTGGCTATCTGCAACCAAGACACAATCTTTTTCGTATTGTAGTCCGATAATTGTTGTCATTGTCCCCAGCCTTTTTATCTACGTTGTATTGTACGAACAGAGGCGTTAGCCGTACCTGCCCCAGAAAGACTTGACAATAAACTCTGCAACGCTGGCGCTTGTTCTGGTTGTGCTTCCACTGGCATACCTTCTGGCATACCTTCTGGCGCAAGAGCGCCTCCTGCTGGAACGCCTTCGGGAGCAGGGGACGGTTGCTCAACCATTTGTGGTGCCCCAGCAGGAGGAACTTGTTGCTGCGGAGCGAATGTGGCTTCAATGGCATCTTCTAATGCGACACCTTTTTGACGAGCCTTGATAACCGCAGCAATCTTACGGACCACCTCTGAAGCATCTTGTCCCTGAGTTGCCATCTGTGGAATAGCCTGTGAGAAGGCTGTAAGTGAACCAAGAAGCGAAGAACGCATCTGCTCAATTTCAATCTTCTCAAGTTCTTGTGTGACGTTAACTGTGAATGGAAGTTCACGCATAGCCATATCCTTAGAGATAAGACCGCCACCTAGTGCTTGTAGCATAAAGATAAGACCCTGTGCAGGGTTAAGACCAGCAAGCATTCCATAGCGAACATCTGCAGAGTAGTCACCCTTGATGTCCTTGCCTGGTCGGTATGTGATTTCGTAAGGTGAACCAGAGTCAACACCACGAATGGTCTTCTCTTCTGGATAGATTACTTCATCTGCCTCAAAGCAGAGGCTAATAACATCGCGTAGGGCTGCAGCAAAGATTGCTTGAGCAGACTTAACCTGGGTATCGAATGCACCCATAAGTGCCTGTACGCCTTGTCCCGTGACGATAGAGGCATCAATGTTTCCAGTACGCGACTCTGGATAGCGTGAACCAACACGCAATTCTTGATTGAGTACTTCTTGCTCAGTGAACGCTCCTGCTGGAATGTTGAGTTCCACGCGGCGTACACCTGCTGGGTTTGCTGTACGGATAACAGCGTCTCCACCAAGTTGTAGTTCCTGAACATCGTTAGGAAGTACGATTGGAGACTGGACAGATTTCTCTGCTGCTTCCATAGCAAGGAGTGCGAAGCGGTTACGTAGTAACTGGATGCCAAGTACGTCGTCAAATTGTCCACGAAGTTCACCGTCAATAGATGGCTTACGTGCAACAACAATCATCATCTTACCAAGTGGATTCTTAGCATAAGATAGAACTAAGTCGCCCTTTGATGGGATGTAGATAATTGACTGGTCTTTGTCGTAATAGCGAATCATCTCAATCTGAGCGTTGAGGTCCTGCTTGTAGCCGTAGCCACCAAGAAGTTCTCTTTCATACTCAGGAAATTGTGAAACCAATTCGCCTAGTGTCATTACATATCGCTTAGCAAATGCAACGCAACGTCCATAGCGGTCAAACTCTGGGTAAGCCCCAATCGGATTTTCTATGCGGATACGTGGCATTTTTGCTTCTTCGTCTAATTCAATAATGAAAGGGACGAAACCGTAGGTGAGATACCAGTCAGCACCTGAGTACATATGTACTGATAGGTCTGAGTGGTTGAAGTAATTAGATGCGATACGTGTGCGCTTATCAGCGAACTGACGTGCCTTATCTGATACTTGGTTTGCAGCAGAGCAATTTACCGCTGGTAGTGGAGCCATAACCTCAGAGAGGTCACGTGCCACAATGTCAATAAAGTTTGCTACTACATTTGCATCTACGCCGTCGGGGAAGAAGTCTGGATAGACCTCAGCGATTTTGCCTTTGCGGACAGCAAGCACGTCAAGGTTGCGAGCATCACGCTCGTTGTTGCGGTAGCGCATTGACAGGACTCGCGCTGCAACCTGTTCCATTGATAGTGCCATTGTTATCCTAACCGTATTGGTCTGCCCATTGTGAGGCAAACGTTTCATCTAAATTGATTGAGCCACGATTGGCCATTTGTGCTCTTGTTGCCCATCGGTTTGTTTGGTACTGACTGATTCTGGTGCTCTGTTGCATCAACTCTCTGACGCGAATTACCGCAAACCATAGAGCCATCACAGTATCTGTGGGGTTTCTTGTATCTGGTTTCCAGGTAATCAACTGCTGTACCAAGGTCTTCAAGCCTTCAGAGCCTTCGTTACTTGGTAGTTCAATCAAGTTGTTATC